AGGCATGTTTTCATCCGCATCCGTTATATCCGCTGCCGACTAAGGAGGAGTTAGACGAGGGGCCCGAAGCGTGTAGCACCTATTTAAAGGAGCGCGGTCGGTTAATTTTGTTAGAGGAGAGCGATCCCTGGCGTTACGGGTACATACCGGAGGTGTGGGGATTACCGGATTCTGCGATCGCGGCAGGGAAGCGGGAGGTGCTGATTCTTGGGGGGAACCGGGCGACGAAGAGCTATTACGCGGCGAGACGGGCGATTGCAGTGCTCTTGAGCGGGGCCAAGAAGAACGTCTGGTGTCTGCAGAGCACGTATAAAAACTCGGTCGAGATGCAGCAGCCGATCGTGTACCATTATCTGCCGGCCGAATACCGGAACATTCCGCGCAGCCGGATAGCGAATGTCAGCTACACTCAGAAGACCGGGTTCAGTGACGGTAAGTTTGTGTTACCGAACGGGAGCGAGTGCGTGTTCCGGAACTACTCGCAGAAGGTTGAGGTGATTGAGGGTGGGGACGTGGACTTGTGCTGGTGTGACGAATTAGTGCCGATTGCGTGGGTGGAGACGCTGCGCTACCGGATATTGTCGCGCAAAGGGCTCTTATTAGTGACGTTCACGCCGACGCAGATGTGGAGTCCGGTAGTGGCGGAATACCTGGAAGGGGCGAGGACAGTTGAATACGTGGAGGCGCCGTTATTGCCGGCGGGGTTCAGGGGAAGAGTGAACCGGAAAGTGCCGCGGGTACAGCAGCCTGTGCGGGCGAATGCGACGGTGATTTATTTTCATATTACCGATAATCCCTTTACGAGCGCGGAAGTGACAAAAGAGACGTTGAGCGGAGCGCCGCCCGAGGAGGTGCTGATGCGGGCCTATGGGGTGCCGTCCAAGAGCGCGGCGAACCGGTTTCCGCGGTTCCGGGAAGATATTCACGTGTTAAAGGAGGAGGCCGTGCTGGCAGCGCTCGTAGGCAGTAAAGATCAGGAGGTGACCCGGTACCACTTTGTGGATCCGGCAAGTGGTCGCAACTGGTTTATGATCTGGGTAGGGGTAGTGACGGGCGGAGCGCATTACGTGTACCGGGAATGGCCGGATTACGAGACCTACGGTGAATGGGCGAACGCGGATTCGCGGCTGGTTGACGGGCGGCTGGGGCCGGCGCAGTTGAGCCTGGGCTGGGGGATTGCGCGCTACATTGAGGAGATTGGAGAACTGGAGAAGTTGCCGCAAAGTCTAAGTGACGGGACTACGCACGAATGGATTGCGGGCCGCTGGATAGATTCGGTGTACGCGGCGATGCCGACACAGACGCGGGAAGGCGGGACAACGCTGCTGGAGGAATGCCATGCGTTAGGGTTTCCGTTTGCGCCGGCGCCGAAAGAACACATCGACGAAGGGGTTTCGCTGATCAATGATCTGCTGGATTTTGAGCGTGAAGAAACGAGCAATGCGATAAAGGTGAAACCGAAACTTTATTTTAGTGAGAAATGCGTTAACACGGTATTTGCGATGAAGCTGTGGACCGGGCGGGACGGGCGGATGGGTGCGTGCAAGGATCCGGTGGACTGTTTGCGGTTTATGAGCACGGCGCGATTATCGGCATTTTCGGATAGCGACCTGAACGTATATGCTGGGGGGCATTATTGAATGGTTTCTGTTCTGTTCACATCCAGAAATTCAGTCTACAAGACGCTTGGCGTTGACTGCTGGGATGAGGAGAGGGATGCGCTGAATTGGCCATGGGGTAATCGGGGGATCTTTCATCCGCCCTGCCGGTTGTTCTGTCAACTGCGGCATTTCTCCACTGCTCCTGAAAAGGAAAAGCAGCTCGCTTATTGGTCGGTTGAGCAAGTGCGCAAATGGGGCGGTATCCTTGAACATCCTGCATTGAGTCGGCTTTGGCATGATTGTGACTTGCCGCCGCCGGACAGCTTGTTCGGAGACGGCTATGGCTTCACCGCGCAGATCGATCAGTTCAGGTTCGGACACCCGACACGCAAACTGACATGGCTCTACTTCGTTAAGTGCGCTCCCGCTCCCGCTCCCGCTCCCGCTCCCGGTAAGTACAGAAACTGTTTTAGTGGGGCAGAGGCTAAATCCAGATGGGATAAGCGGAATTCCGTTCCGCTACGTCATCTTCTGAAATCCGAACGCAGCAGGACGCCGGCCAGATTCGCTCAGTGGTTGATCCAGACTGTGAAAGATTGAATATGGCGGCGACTCCGGACATGGTTCCCAGTTTCAGCACGGACTCTAACTCCAGTCAGGATAGCTCTCAGCGTACGCCGACGGTGGCGCAGGGTGGACCGCTATCGATGGAGGAAGTCAGGCAGCAGTTCAATGTCGCGGTGACGGAAACCTCCGGTTACATGTTTCTGACACAGCGGCTGGATGATCTGCGGTACTGCCGATGGGACGGGCAGAGCGATGACGGGCGGAAATATTCGAAGTACACCGGGCGCCAGGTATTTCCGTGGGAAGGCGCGTCTGACATCAAGCCATACACGGTCGACGACATTATTCTGGATGATGTGGACCTGATGCGGACGGCGGATAGAAGCGCGCATATGCAGGTATTGGGAACGAATAGCGGGAACGACGAGATGGCGCGGGCGATGACCTCCGTTCTCGATTACATCCAGCGGATGTGGCTGGCTGAGGAACTGAACCGGGAACGGGATTTAGCCGCGAACTGGCGCCAGCATTACGGGGCGAGCGTATTGGGGATAGACTGGCTGATTGAGACGGACTCCGAGCAGGTCACGGTCGGGATGCAGGACCTGATGCAGATCGCGCAGATGGACCAGGATTTTGGCGCGATGCTGCAATTCGTAATGCAGAATATGCAGGCGGGAAATACCCAGGGGTTCAGTCAGGAAGATATGCAGGCGTTCGCCCAGAAATTTGCGCAATACTTTCCGGAAGCCGATCCGCAACAGGCCTTGGCGCAACTGCTTCGAACCGGTCAGTTCAGTTTCGATCGTCCCTATGTGCGGGTGGACCGGCCGTGTATCACTGCGTACCGGACATGGCAGGACATCTTTTTTTTCAGGTCGGTCAGAGATATTCAGACAGCGCCGTGGGTAGTGCGGCGCGATGTGATTGCGCAAGCGAACGTGGCGGAACGCGCGAAGATCGAGCAATGGGACCCGGATTTTACGCAATACGTCGTAAGGAGTGCGGGCGCGAGCTGGCTTTGGAGTTCGTTCAATCGCGGGGATGCGTTGAACCGGAGCGGGACCCGGCTGTACTCCGACGAGATGTACCGGTTCTGTGAAGTCTTTTACGGTTTTTTCCGGGGAGCAGATTCGAAAGGCAACCGACAAACGAAGGTAATGATTTTCCATCCTGGGACGAGCATTATCGGCCGGGAACTTCCCTCACCTTATGCGCACGGTTTCTATCCGTTCATTTTATGCAAGAGAGAGAACCGGAGCCGGAGCGCATTTGAGAGCCGGGGAACGGGGGATATTGCGGACACGGCGCAGCACGAGATCAAGGTGCAGCGCGATTCGCGCAACGATCGCACGAGCTTCACGGTGATTCCGCCGCTGCTGGTTCCCCTGGGGAGAGGGAAACAGCAGTACAAACTTGGGCCGGCAGCGCAGCTGGGAGTGATGCGGCCTGGGGAGATTGGCTGGCTGCCGCCGCCGCCAATGGATCAGACGACCTTTGACACTGAGAACAGTGTCCGGCGCGATATCTCGAATTATTTTGGCAAAACTTTCGAAGGGGTAGATCCGAATAAGGTTCTGCGGAAACAACAGCGATTGATCAATGCGTGGCTGGACGAGCAACGCCAGGTAATGATGCAGATCTTTCAGTTGTGCCTGCAATTTCTGCCGGCTGAAAAATGGCAGCAGATCAGCGGCAACCCGAATCTGCAATTGCCGGTAGGGCAGCGGGATTACATCCAAAATAACTGTCAATTGATACTCGAATTTGACGCCAGGGATCTCAACATGGAATTTCTGGAGCAGAAGCTGCAGCTCATTAATTCGATGATAGTGCCGACGGATGCGGCCGGGGTAATTGACCGGGCTGGACTGACTCAATACGCGATGCGAGCTCTCGATCCTGCGGGTGCGCGTTTGATTCGCCCGCAGGGGCAGGCTACGCAGCAGGAGATCACCGAGGAACAAGGGGCGCTGGGCCAGATTGTGGCTGGGGTGACTCCGCCGATACCTGATGGGTCAGCCAACGCTCAGTTGCGTATGCAAGTGATCCAATCGACGCTGCAGGCGCCTGATTTCATTCAATTTTTGAAAGCCAACCCGCTCGCGCAACAAAGGCTGCAAGACCGGATCAAGGCGCTGCAATTCTCATTGCAACAGACCCAGAACGCGCAGGTGGGCCGGATCGGGGTGCAGCCATCGCCGGTGCAGAGCATGGCTCCGCAGGGGCCGCCGGCTGGGGCAGGTTCAGGCGGTTAGGAATGAACGGACTTATCAATAGCAATTTGGTTCGTGATCAATGGGCCCTAAACCAGAACCTGGGCTCTAGTCAGCTGCAAGGCATCGCTGGATCATCGCTGCAGTCAGGATGTTACGGCTATCAGCTCTATTGTCCGCCCCCGCCGGTGGAACGCGAGCCGCGAGCCCGGGAATTGGTGATTGAGCGGGTGGGCGACGCGATACGTCTGGATTACGGTGCTGAGTTGCGACTTTTGATTGCCGATCCCCTCAAAGGGATCGATCTTCGCGATGCCCTTCAGAAACTAAAGGAAGCGTTTTTAAAAGGTTCATAACTTATGGCTGCACCAACGCTCGGTACCGGTTACATGGAAATCCCCTCGCCGGTAACCTCGCAACCCCCCAATGCCGCTGAGGCGATGCCGCTCCTTGACCCGGCGTTTGTCAGCGTGTGGAACGCGACGAAATACTTGATTCCCGCTGAGTGGGAAGGTAACAAAGCGCTGATTGCCGGGATGGCGGATCTAGCCAACCGATACAAAGAGGCGACTGGAGTGACTACGCCGGCAATCACCACGATTGCTCCGACTACGACAGTTAATAGCGTTGCGTTTACGCTCACGGTTAACGGAACCAATTTCGACGAGCCTGCGACGATTATGTTTGCCGGGTTCGACGTGGTTACCACGTTCGTTTCGAACCTTCAGTTGACAGCGTCAATCGGTGCCGGCCTGATCCCGGCTGCTGGCACTTATTCGGCGGCGGTGCGTAACGCGAATAATGTTGTTTCAAACACCGTCAGCCTGATAGTGACTTAATTAAGATTTTTGTTAGGCAAGTGCTTGCCAAAGGCTACTGGGATGTGAGAAGCCTGTTGTTATGGACCCTTTCTTAGCCCTCATCACGCCCTTGACCCAGCCTTCGCAGCCGCCGGCGCAACCGCCGGGAATCTGGGGAGGAGCGCCGCTGCCCTGGCCTGGACATCCGATCGCTCCAGGTGGCCCGCCTCCGGCACCTGCACACCCGATAGCTCCGGGGGGCGGCGCCCCCAGTCATCCTATCGTCATCATCCCACCCGATTTGATCGGGCCAGGGGTGCCAAGCCACCCAATTTACATTCCGATAACGCCCGGTCACCCGATCTATATTCCCCCCGATAGCATTGCCCCTGGAGTGCCTAGCCATCCAATCGTGATCCCCGATCCCGGCCCAGAGCACCCGATCATTTTACCACCTGGTTCGATTGATCCAGGACCACCACCGATTCCAGCTCATCCGATAGAGTTGCCCCCTCCTGAAGTCCATCATCCGATCTACCTGCCACCCGAACCGGTAGCACAGACTTTTACGGTCGCCGTTCGCAACAATGCGACTGGCGAAGTCAAAAGCATGACTTTTGTTCCAGGCGATGTGCCCCCAGCGACGCCTGGCGCTGGACCTAAGTGAAGGGAAGTGTTTATGAGCGAAGCTCCGATTTATGCCGACGAGTCTCAGCAGGTATTGCAGTATTCGGGTCCGCCTGAGGTTAGCGCTCAGGCGATGAGTTACGACGCGAATTTTACGACTGCCTTTAACGCAACTTTGGGCGAGTTTCCTACTTCTTCTATTGCGGGAGATGCTGCCTTTCTGCAGGCGGCTGCCAATACTGCTTACCGGTACATCAATGCCGCCGGGTCCTTCGCCCTTACTTCCATTAGTCCGACGACTGCCGTCCATAACGCTCCTCTTACCCTGACCGCGACGGGAACGGCGTTCGATGCGAACGCGCACATTTATTTTGCCGGTGTCGATGTTCCCCGGACCACTTGTACGCCTACGCAGATCGTAGCGAACGTGCCGGCTTCCCTGATTCCCACAGCAACCACTTATGCGGTAACGGTGCATAGCGGCAAGGGAGTGATCACGGGCAGCCAGACTTTTACGGCTACTTAGGACGGTGCCGGAGTTTACGGCGGCGTTTGTTTTTTTCTCCAAGTTGGCAACAAGACCAAGTAAAAAAAACAAAGGTATGAAAGTAACTCAATTCGCAAAAGTTAGTCTGTTCTCGTTACTGCTGATCAGCAGCGCCAAGGCATTCGAGACGGCACAAAGCGTCACGGCTACTCCGATTACAACCCTCCCGTTCACAATCACGGCGAGCGGCAATTACTACTTGCCGGCCAATCTCACTTTCAGCGCGGCTGGAAGCGCCATTATTGTTGAGGCTGATGAAGTCGTTATTGACCTCAATGGCCGTTCCCTGGTGGCTAAAGGAGCTGCCACCAATTTTAGCGTTGGCATTGGGATCGCCGTCCTTAATCACGAGGACGTGGTCATTGAAAACGGCGATATTAACGGGTTCGGTTATATCGGAATCCTCTTCGACGCGACTGATAAAAAGCGCGAACACAACCAGAAGAACGACGCTCGCCGGGTGAACTTTAATGGCGACCGGATTGGCGTACTGACCATTTCTGGCAGTATCAATAAGGTTGAAAATTGCGACTTCGACGGAGGGAGTGTTGGTATTTACGACATTGCCTCTTTAGGCGGCGACCGGTTCCAGCAGGATAACTTCGAGAATCAAAAACCTGCTGAAGCCATGAATTCAAGCATCGGCGTTTTGGTAACTGCCGGAGCCGGCACTCTTACCGAAGATTGCTTGGTTGCAGACGACACCGACGGAATTGTCCTTGGGAGTGGCACTGATAAATTCCGGTTTGACTCGTTCAATTCGGTCACAACACATGTTATCGGTGGAACCGAAGAAAACGCCGGCGATCTTTGAGCTGATTGCGATCCTGATTTTGACTGGTTGCGGTAAAGCGCCGCAGCCGGTCATTTCCGAGCATCAGCCAGTCAAGGAGAGATCGCCAAACTCGGATTTTTCCGGCATCAATACAGGGGAGAGTCCGCCGCAACAATTAAGCCAGGCAACGCCAGTGGCGGGCCAGACTCCAGGAGCAATCTTTCATTCTCAGGCCGCTAACGATGCCCTGGAACGTTATAGCGCAGCCCGTGAAGCTTTAAGACAAATTCCGCCGCCAACTCTTTCCCAAAACCATGATGTAGTGAACAATCCCGGTGCTATTACTAGCTATATCTCGGAATTGAACGCTCGCCTGGAAACGCTCCGGCAAGAGGAGAATAACGTTGAGCAGAACCTTTCTGACTCAGCCGAGCGCAAGCGATTCAAGCAGTTGCAGAAATCTCTAGAGAACCCTGGTGAGGACTGAGACACATGCCGATCAAGCGAACGAACGCTCCGATGACAGCGCGGTGGAAAAACCGTCGCACTGTTGCCGATGATTCTGCCGGCATCCAGGCGGTGCCGATCGTTCGCGTTCAGGAACAGAAAGAGATGCCTGGCCAGGAGCTGGTCAATGTGTTGCGAGAACTCAATCCACGCCAATGGCAGGCGACTTCACAGCTTCTCGTCGAAGCGAAGTACAAAGCTGAGGCAATGCTTCGTGATCCGGCGGTAATCGCCAGTGCCCAGCAGACGGCGTACTACGTCGGATGGGTGACGTACGCCGATTTTGTCTTATCGAGTTTCGAGACTTTGCGAGCCGGGGACGCGGGGGATCGGCCTGAAGAAGGGGCTCTTTAATATTCGAATCCTGAATCTTGGCGCTGGCGTTCAATCAACAACAATTGCGCTAATGGCCGCGCAAAACTGGTATTACTGGTCGTGCTCAGAACGGTTGCCTTATCTGCCAGTCGGTTTAATTGATCACGCAATTTTTGCCGATACCCAGGACGAGCCGCGAGCGGTCTACGCGCATCTTGAATGGCTCAAAGCGCAATGTGAGAAATGGTTCCCGATCCATGTGTGCAGCACAGGTAACCTAGGTGATAACCTGATCCGAGGAGTTTCCGAAAGCGGTCATCGGTTCGTTTCTATCCCTGCGTTTACGGCAGAAATTGAAGGCGGCCAATCGGGAATGATCAGGCGTCAGTGTACCAGTGAGTACAAAACCGACCTGATTGAGCGAACCATCCGGCGTGAACTTTTCGGGTTAGCTCCAGGCCGCGCATTGCCTAATGACAAGCAGGTGCATCAAGTCATCGGTCTCTCATATGATGAACCGGGTCGGATCGCTCGCGTTAAAGGCCGTTATCTCAAGGATAATTGGACCGTCAGCTTTCCTTTATTCGAAATAGAGATGACTCGCGGCGGTTGCAAGAGCTGGCTCAAGAAGCAAAATATCCCGCACGAAGTTCCCCGGAGTGCCTGTGTCTATTGCCCGTACCATTCGAACGCCGAATGGCGCGAAATTAAGAGTGATCCAATTGCCTGGGCACGCGTGCTCGAAATTGATCGAGCGATTCGCGATCACGATTCGACTCGTACGCGAGGGTTAAACCAAAAACTTTATCTGCACAAATCCTGTTTACCGATCGATCAAGTGGACTTCTCAACCCTAGATGAGAAAGATCTGAAAAGCGGCCAGGAATTAATGGGGTTTATCCAGGAGTGCGAAGGTATGTGTGGCATATGATGACATGTCATTTTTCTTGTCAAGCGCTCCTTTCTAGTGTTCTCTCTTTTCCCAAAGGTCCCCTGGCGTTCCTTCTGAAAAGTTAATTCGCCTGGCTTGCCAATGGCTGATGAACAACTAGCCGCAGCACAACCCGCAGGTGCCGAGCCTGCACAGCACGAGAATCTCGACCAAACAACGTCTGATGCGTCGATCGATTCCATGCTGTCGAGTATTCCGGGGCTGAATAAATATTTCGGAGATTCTGGTTCAGACAACAAAGGCTCTGAGCCCGCGAAAGGGAAGGCGAGCGCCTCCCCGAGCGAAGAGTCAACCGCCGGTGCCATAACTGACGAGGTTTTGGCGGCGGGGCAGGAAGAGAAAGAGAAGGAAGAGCTGTCCGTAGCGAAACCTGAGCTGCCCGAAGCCGTGCAGGCGCGCATTGACCGCCTGACGGCGGCCAGGCGCGATCTCAAGGATTCGGTCA